TGTTTCTAATTTGTCGGGGAAATTAGCTATACTAATCCATTCTGGGAAATTGTTTATTTTATAACTATCCGGGAAATTACTGACTTTATAATCGGTTGGAAAATTGCCTACACTCACATTAAATAGTTCGGGAAAGCTTATAGTCAAATTTGATCCGATCTCTACAGGTATAGAAATTTCACTACTTTTGATATTTACATCTAATATTTGTGGGTAATCAGGGAAATTGGTGATTTCGAAACTATTTGGGAAATTGCTAATTGTGTATTCGGCTGGGAAATTATCTACGTTCACATTAAATTGCTCAGGTAAGTCTATAGTCAAATTTGATCCGATCTCCACAGGTATGGAAATTTCACTACTTTTGATGTTTACGTCCAATATTGTTGGGTAATCCGGGAAATTAGTGACCTCGAAACTATCTGGGAAATTACTAACCTTGTATTCAGTTGGGAAGTTTTCTACTTGCACTTGCAAATTATCCTTTGTATCTATTGAAGTCAAATGCACTTTAAAAAATCCAAGAGTCGATATTGTAGCCGGGTTGAAATAGTCTTCGCTGAATGCTGTGAGTAATGCTAGAGAAGCTGTTGATGCCGTCGCCAATTCGGCATTTGAAGCGGCAATAGTTGTTGTTTCGGCTAGTATACTTGTAGTGTCTGCAGCTACCGCTGTTAGTATAGTGTTAAGTGCTACTAACTCGCCTTCCATAGCGGTTGTGTCACCTGAAACTATGTCCAATTCTATCTGCATTTCATTTTGAATAACCTTTATCGCTTCCAAATTCCCTGATATTATTGGTATTTGGTCCACTAACAAATTACTAGTTATTGAGCTAGACGATTTAATGGCGGCAGCGTCTAATTTAATAAGCCCTACAATCACTTCTAACGACGAGACTGTTCCTTCTATAGAGCCTACTATTCCTGATATAGTTTTCATCAGCGTGCTCATCGATTTCTGAACTATCTGTATTTTGTTCAATTTAGCATCCATCTTGTTAATTGTTTTATATATGTTAGTTTGTCCGTCGTACATGTTATGCAATGTTAAGTCGATATTCTTTAAAATCGGGCTGTTATTTTGCTGTCCGTAAGCTAATATAGATATAGTTATAATTGATAGTACGTTTATCAATTTTAGATTATTACATAGAGTATTTATCTGAAAATAATTTATTTTAGTGTCCCAAACGCTGTGTTTAAAGCGTGGTGGGCTTAACCTGGACAGCAATTTGCCAATATTTTCCATTTTGTATTCTATCTCGTCAAATAAAAGGTTTACGTAAGTATATAACTACTATGACAAGAGTTATATTTATTAAGTCATTCTAAGTTGCTATATCACTAGGGTGGTGTTGGTTATCTTATTAATATCAGGGTGCCAAACTTCGACCATCTTGAAGGATTTTAATTTAAACTGTTTCTTGGGAATGTATACGTCTGTATTGGCAAAAGTTAACATGAAATCCAAACACATCTTGATTTCTTCAAACCCCAATTCATACTTATAACTATTTAGTGCTATTATTTTATAGTAATCTTCAATACTGTAATAACCGTTGAACCAGTCTTTAACTGCGATTCTATAACTCATTAAATCCTCCACACTTTTAAACTCTCTATTGATTAACTTACCAGCTTTCTTGATTATTGAAGGGAATATCCCGTCTTGGGTTATTATATCACTCGTAAATTCTGGAATCTCTACTTCTCCGCATTTAAAGAATTTAAATGGATGTTTAATACTGATCTTCGAAGCTACACACACGAAATCGTCTCCTTGTGACATGATTAATTTAGGTTCTGTGATATCAAAACACATGTTGCATAATGTTAAGTTAACTAGTGAATTAGAAAATAATGTGTCCGCTCTCCCACTCTGAAACATGCCCTGAACTGACATTCTAATAGTTTCCGCGTCAGCGGCCCAAAAGTCATTATTTGCTTGCAACCATTTAGTTAGTGTCTCATCGACACCATAACTTTCATAAACGTAGCTCATAAATCCATCATTTATCGGTCCATCTCTAACTGAATCCATCTCACTAATGTCCGATTCAAAACAAACATGGTCTTCTAACCCGTGTAGTCTTTTTCTTATTTCTTCGCCTATCTGTTTCTTGGAATATCCATA